AGCAAATTACTTGGCAAATTTATTTGCGACAGTACCCACTCCTGTAAAATTTGATGATAAAATTTCTATCGGCGATACTGATACAATGACAGCCGCCGGTGCCATTTCTCTTACTTCTAATATTACATTGTTGAGTAATCCAGGTATTGATGGTACATTAACTATTGGTTCTGGTACTTCAGGGCAGATAAAAATTCTTATTATGACTTCTAATACATCCAGTAAAACATTGATATTGGATGATTCGGATTTGGCACATGACACAATTACATTTTCCGCAGTAGGTGATACTGCAACTCTCATATATACTAATAGTCTATGGTACATGATAGGCGGAACGGCGGCCGTCGTTTCTTTATAGTAATATAAGAGAGAACAATATACTATGATTGAGTTGAATGAAGATAACTTTTTAATCTTCGCTATAAAAAAATATAATAACCCAGAATGTTCTGGTATGGAAGATTTAGAAGCTGACTTAAAAAGATTTAAATATCTTAAACGGCTCTTCCGACGATATGAAAGTTCTGGTGTTTTAAGTGAAAGATTAATACTCAATCACTTAATAGTTTTATATAATGTATTTGGTAATTCGGCAACACATTTACTATTTTACAAAGTCGAAGAAAAATATTGGGCGATATTAAAATCTTTTCTAGTGTATTTAAATAGAATGCCACTTGAACAAATAGGTAGTAATAAACCCCACTTACCCCTAGATGGTAAGGTACTTGAGGAACTGAGGAAACTTTAATGTCACGTTTTGTAGATGCTGTTGTAGGATATAGAATTCTTCGTATGTTGGCAACCCCCATACGAAACAGTGATGCCTATAGATTTGGCATCGTAGACAAAGATGGTGAAAAAATTAAAGAACCTCAAACTTCACAGGAACTAGATTCCTATTCTTTATTACAGCGTTTTGTATTTAAAGTACAAAAGGCGCTAATGAAATCTCCAGACCGGAATGCAAAAAGATTATTGACTTTTGCCGCCGCACTTGCTATATTGCGTGAATACAAAGAAGATGATGAGGAGTATGTTGAAGAACTCCTAGAGGTATTCATGCTAGATGAGAATGTTCAAAAACAGGCTCAGTTATTAGAAAGTGGTTTATTATCATTTAAAAACTATAATATAGATGAGATGATGGGCGTAGGCGGTGGAGCAATCGCAGGCATAGGAACTGGTCCCGAAGACCAGAGAGAGCCTGGCGTAGATCCTAGACTGATGCCTCTTCAGAGAAGAAAAAAGAAGAAGAAGCAAAATGAGCAGTCAACCAGATAACATAAAAATTGCGTTACTAGAGCAAGAAATCACACAGATTTCAAATCTATTTGGTAAATTAGATATTACCATAGATAAAATTACAGATGTCTCTAACCATATCACTAAAATGCTTGCAGTGCATGAGCAAAAAATTAATCAAGTTGCTGAAGACACAGAGGATGTTTTCCATTTAGTAGAAAAAAGAAGGATAGAGATGGACGAGAATATCAAAGAACTCCATTCACGGATAACAACTGGTAATCGTGAGATGACCAAAGAAATGTCCGATGCCTTTATTAGTGTGCATGAGGCCATTTCAAAAATTGAAGATAAAATGGACAAAAGAGAAAATAATCTTGTGCGGGCTAGAAAAGAACTTGAAGACCGAATATCGGTGCTTGAAAGATGGCGTTGGTTAACAATCGGCGGTGCCGGAGTTATTGGTTTCCTTTTTGGCAATTTAGAAAGATTTATGTTACTTTTCTCTTGACATTAAGTAACTTTTAGTGTAGTTTAACACTATGAGTTTATATATTGACGTAAAATATCTTAACATGGTGTCGCATCGCTTTGAACTATTCAAGCGTAAAGACGATTATACCTTCAACGTAAGATGTCCTATCTGCGGTGACTCCCAAAAGAACAAGCGTAAGATGCGTGGTTATTTCTTTAAAAAGGATAACGACATGTTTTATAAATGTCACAACTGTGGACATGGCGCACACTTTGGTACTATGCTGAAGACATTAGATGGCCTCCTATATAAAGAATATGTGATGGAGCGATATGCTGATGGTAACAGTGGGTTCAGAAAGAAACACGCTAAACCTGAATTTAAGTTTGAGCAACCTAAATTTGAAGAAAAACCTAAACCCTTGTTTGGTGAACTTATGGATAGGCTGTATGACTTGCCTGCTGACCACGAGGCTGTACAGTATGCGAACGAACGAGGTCTCCCTATAAGTTCACATAAACGGTTATATTATGTTGACAATATCAAAAATGTTGTGCAACTTAATACTAAATATACGGAGAGCATCAGAACGGAAGAGCCGAGACTTGCTATCCCGTTTGTGAATGAACAGGGTAAACTTACAGCATTATCCCTAAGAGGTATGCGAGGTGAGTCCTTACGTTACATTCTACTGAAAATTGATGAGAATGCGCCAACAGTCTACGGACTGGATAATATCGATAAGAATGCACCTGTGACAGTCGTAGAGGGTCCTCTAGACAGTTTGTTCATAGATAATGCAATAGCATGTGCAGGTACCTCGTTTAACAAAATCGACGAACTGGGGCTTAATAAACAGACAACACGCATCGTGTTCGACAATCAGCCTAAAAATGTTGAGGTATGTAGGTTGATTGAAAAGTATGTTGACCTCGGATATAACATTGTTATTTGGCCTGAGAGCATTATTGCCAAAGATATAAATGATATGGTAAACGAAAATATTGACGTTAAGAAACTAATTGAAGAAAATACATACCAGGGACTACGAGCTAAAATGAAATTTACAGCATGGAGAAAATGTTAATGAGTGAAGTTAATTTAATTGCCCTAAGTAAGCCATCATCTATTTCAGATTGTAATACTGCTGAGGATTTAGTAGCATATACTGCAAGAGTTAGCAACCCTGCTAATCAAAATAATACCGCAACTGCTCCTAAACTTTTGGGGTACCTTGCGAGAGAAAACCATTGGTCACCATTTGAGATGGTTCATATGACTATGGAAATCAAAACGACACGAGATATTGCTCGTCAAATTCTGCGTCACCGCTCGTTTTCGTTTCAGGAGTTTAGTCAGCGGTATGCAGACCCAACCAAAGACCTTGACTTCATTCACCGTGAGGCAAGACTACAGGATACAAAAAATCGTCAGAACTCTGTAGAGACCGATGATAGAGATTTAGCAGAACAGTGGCACATGCGTCAGTCAAAAACAATCAAAGCCGCATATAAAGCATATGAGTGGGCGATTGAAAATGGTATTGCGAAAGAACAAGCACGAGCAGTTCTTCCTGAAGGTAATACTGAATCGGTTCTGTATATGGCTGGTTCCTTGCGTAGTTGGATTCATTACTGTGAACTTCGCCGTGGTAATGGCACACAGAAAGAACATGCTCAAATTGCTGATAAGTGTTGGGATATCATTGGTATCCACTTTCCTAGTGTTGTTGGAGCTCTTGTGGACTAATGGAACCTCTGTTTAATTTTACCTGGAAAGATTTAGATATTGATGCTCTGAATGCTGAATATCTTAAAGAAAGGGAAAAATCCAGTTCTATGGAATTATTGGCAGATGTATCATTACAGCAAGGAGTAGCTTTACCAAATGGGGGTACCGCACGTGGTTGGAGTAATGATGATAAGGTAAGTTATGCTTCAATAACACCATATGATAGTGAAAGAGATATGTGGTTACCTGTTTTAAAATCACATAAAGAAAAATTGGAAGAATTCCTACAGCCCCCTGCCAGTATGGGTTCTTCATATACAATACAAACCCCTAACTCAATCTTTATGTTACATAATGATTTAATGGCGTCATTATTTTTCAAGGATAGATTTACGCAATATACTAGATTTATACCCACTGCATATAGTCTCTCTACAATTGAAGATAAGGTTGCATTTTGGAGAGATTTATGTACCCACATGTATGATAAAGCGGAAGATAGAAATGATATAACAATCGGAATATATGACCGATGGGATGAGATTGGTGAAAAGTGGGGCTTTAAACCTTGGCCAGACAAATTAGCAAAAGAGTTTTTTCAAACTAAATTTGAGAAGGTATGGATGGCACAGGCTCCAAGGTCTAGTATCAATATAATATTAAACAAAAAAAATTCACAAGAATGTGGTGTTACTTTTACTATCGATAATAAAGAGACCGTACATACATATAGAACTGCTGTTTTAAATGTAGACGTTCCCCATCATGTAGAAAATACCTCTGATGAGACTAGAGTAATTGCTAGATTCACAACATATAAAATGACATACGCTGAGGTGTATGAAAAGTTTAAAACTGCTAACTTTGTAATTTAATAAATAACAAGCCCTCCAAAAAAAGGAATACCCAAGATGACTAAGTATACCGACTCCTATAGTGACATGGAAAGTGAACACTATATGAAACACAAACATAAGGAAAAGGAATTAGCCATTGACCCTAAAAAGCGAGAATGGGAGTATGATGGAGATGGTACAAAGATATATAAAGTAGAAGCAGGTAAACCGCATAAAACTCCATACGAAAGCAATTAAATTATGGCAAGACAAGAATATAAGGGAATACAAATTGACTTATCCCGTGACTCACTATTTGATACATTAGGACTAAACAGACTTAAAGAAAGTTACATGCGAGATGACGAAACATCTCCTCAACAACGTTTCGCATATGTGAGTAAGGCGTTTGGTACAGATGATGAACATGCTCAACGATTATACGAATACAGTTCTAAACATTGGCTTTCATACTCGACACCAATTTTATCATATGGTCGCTCTAAACGTGGTATGCCTATCTCTTGTTTTCTTAATTATATTGAAGACACTGCCGCTGGTCTAGTACAAAACTTTTCTGAAACAGCATGGCTTTCAATGATGGGTGGGGGAGTAGGTATCGGTTTTGGTATTCGTGCCGCCGATGATAAGTCAACTGGTGTGATGCCTCACTTAAAAACATATGACGCTTCTTCTCTTGCTTATCGTCAAGGTCGAACACGCCGTGGTTCATACGCCGCTTATCTTGACATCTCACACCCTGATATTCTTATGTTCCTTGAGATGCGTAAGCCTACTGGTGACCCAAACATGCGCTGTCTAAATCTTCATCACGGTATCAATATCAGTGACCGTTTTATGGAAATCATTGAACGCTGTATGATTGACCCAGATGCTGACGATGGTTGGAATCTATGTGACCCTAATACAGGTGAGATTAGAGAAACAGTATCGGCTAAATCACTGTGGCAGAAAATTCTTGAGTTGCGTATGGAAACGGGTGAGCCATACATTCATTACATTGACACAAGCAATCGTATGATGCCTGAGTTTCAAAAGAAGTTGGGTCTGAAAATTCATCAGTCTAATCTTTGCTCTGAGATTATCTTACCTACAAACGAACAGCGCACCGCAGTATGTTGCCTGTCATCTGTAAACTTAGAACATTATGACGCTTGGTCAAAAGACCCACTGTTTCTTAAAGACATGGCTGAGATGCTTGATAATGTTCTTCAGTTCTTTATTAACAATGCACCTGATAGTGTTGCTCGTGCTAAATTCTCAGCAACCCGTGAACGCTCTATTGGTATCGGTGCATTGGGATTTCATGCGTATCTTCAGAAGAAGGGTATAGCATGGGAAGGCGCTGTTGCTAAAGGTACAAACATGCGTATGTTTAGATTAATTAGAGGAAGGTTAGATGAAGCGAATCAAGAGTTGGGAAAAGTTCGTGGCGAGGCCCCGGACGCTAAAGGTACAGGTCAAAGATTTAGCCATCTCATGGCTATCGCTCCCAATGCTAGTTCTTCTATTATTATGGGAAACACTTCGCCTTCTATTGAACCTTATCGTGCTAATGCTTACAGACAAGATACACTATCGGGTGCTTTCCTCAATAAAAATAAACATTTGGATATCGTCATTAGTAAAAAGATTGAAGAAAATAATAAGTTGGATTATGACGAAATTTGGTCATCAATCATAGCTAATGATGGTTCAGTACAACATCTTAAATTCTTGACACAAGATGAGAAAGATATATATAAAACTTCTATGGAAATTGACCAGCGATGGGTGATTGAACATGCGGCTGATAGACAAGCCTTCATCGACCAAGCACAATCACTTAACCTGTTCTTCCGTCCTGATGTTAATATCATGTATCTACATGCTGTACATTATCTTGCATGGAAACAGGGATTGAAAACACTTTACTATTGTCGCTCAGAGAAACTTGGTAAGGCAGACAAAGTGTCTAATAAAATTGAACGACAAATTATTAATGAAATTGATATGGCGTCTTTAATTGAGGACGATACTTGCATAGCATGTGAGGGATAATGAAGGTTGATGTACCTTATGGTAAGAAGGTAGGCGTTTTTGTTTCGGGTGGTTGGGACAGCGCAGTTATGCTGTATCTCGTCTGGAGAGAATGTCTAAAGCAGGGAAATGAATTGTGTGTTTATACTGTACCTAAGTTAGATGGTGCTGTAAATCATGCTGGAAAAGTTGTAAAGTGGTGCCGTTATAAATTAATTGCACCATATGTTGAACACAAAATAGTCGGGGATATTTCTGATGAAAACCCATCAGAACATTTAAGGAGCGGCATCATTGAAGCATTTAAAGGTAATGCAATTGATGTAGCATATTCTGCTGTCACCGCTTATTACGATGAAATGAATCCCGACCATGACCGCACCTTTACGAAGGGAACGTCGCTTGAAAATATTATTCGACAACCATTCGCCGAGTTGACAAAAGACAAAATTGTTCAACTTGCGTTTGACTTGGGTATCGCCGATGACATTATGCAGATAACTCACAGTTGCACTGAGCGCAACGAAGGGAGATGTGGTTATTGTCCATGGTGTAAAGAACGTGCTTGGGCATTTGAGAAAATTAAAAAAGAAGATATAGGAGTAAATTAATGATTGTTAAAATTTTATCAAGAGACGATTGCACTTATTGCAAGCAAGCAAAAGAATTTTTAACTGGATTTGAAATTGAGTATGTTGAAGAATATCAACCGACTGGTCGAGTTCCACAAATTTATGCGGGCGATAAACACATTGGCGGTTATACAGAATTATTAGAACTATCACAATCAATTACCAAATGGGAAGAAACTTTCAATGGCTAAAAAACTAAATCTACAGGATAACAGAGACTTCTTTAAACCCTTCAACTACCCTTGGGCGTATGAAGCATGGTTGAAGCATGAGCAATCTCATTGGCTACACACCGAAGTTCCTATGGCTGAGGATGTTAAAGATTGGAAGAACAAATTAAAAGACCACGAGAAATCATTCCTCACAAACATTTTCCGTTTCTTTACCCAAGGTGATATTGATGTTGCTGGTGGTTATGTAACAAACTATCTGCCACACTTTCCACAACCTGAAGTTCGCATGATGCTTGCTGGGTTTGCGGCCCGTGAAGCATTACATGTTGCCGCTTACTCACATCTCATTGAGACTCTAGGAATGCCAGAGTCAACATATAGTGAGTTTCTAGAATACGAAGCCATGAAAGACAAGCATGAGTATTTTGTAGAGTTATCTAACATGGATGCAGACAAGAAAACGGTCGCTACTAACATTGCGGCGTTTTCGGCTTTCACTGAGGGTATGCAGTTGTTCTCATCTTTCATTATGTTGCTGAACTTCCCACGTCATGGTAAGATGAAAGGCATGGGGCAAATCGTTACTTGGTCAATCGTTGACGAAACACAACACGCCGAGTCTATGATTAAACTGTTCCGTACATACGTTGAAGAAAACCTAGAAATTTGGAATGATGACCTCAAAGGTAAGATTTATTCAATTGCTGAAAAAATGGTAGAACTTGAGGACAAGTTTATTGACCTTGCATTTGCTATGGGTGAGATGGATAACTTAACACCAGAAGAAGTTAAAAAATATATTCGATATATTTGTGACCGCCGACTTATTAGTCTTGGTCTTAAAGGCATTTTTAAAATTAAAAAGAACCCATTGCTGTGGGTGGAGGAAATGATTAATGCTCCTACACACACCAACTTCTTTGAGAACCGAGCAACGGATTATGCTCGGGGTGCCTTAGCTGGTGACTGGGGTGATGTTTGGGGCAAGGCTTCCTAATTATGGCAAAGTCACGCAACTGGTTAGAATGTACATCATGCGATTCGATGTTTGCAGTCCGCCATACAATGGATGAAAACTACTATAAGGTAGAGTATTGTCCTTTTTGTGGTGATGAACTCGATTTAGATGAGGGTATAGAATTTGATGAGGATTTTGACGAATAAATAGTATATCTAAAGGATATATTATGACAGTCAAAAAGAAGCGAAAACCTAAAGAAAAGCAAGTGCATCGTGTCTACTGCACATATTTCCCAGACGGGACTTATTATATAGGATATAGTGGTAAAACACAAAAACTCTATGAAAAATATTATGGCTCATCAAAGTATGTACTAGAATATAAAGGTGAATTGAAGAAAGATACAATTGCAGAATTTGATAAAAAATCTCATGCTAAAATGCAAGAGTTTCTTTTGCAGTGGCAACAACGGCATGACCCAAATTGTATTAATTCAATGTTAAACATAAGATTAAACAAAGAGCCACTTGCTGACTTTGAACCAATAGACTGGAAACCTAAATGTTCTTCATAACATTACTACTATTTTCGGCACTTGCAGTATCCGCCGTTGCTGGTTACTTTTCAATTGTGGGACTTATGTCAATTTTTCCTGCCGCCGCCATGTCCATCTTGGCGATGGGTGTGGTGCTGGAGATTGCTAAACTTGTTACGGCGTCATGGGTCTATCGATATTGGCATAAAGCCGCACTGGTGATGAAATCCTACTTTACAGTCGCAGTTATTATTCTATCACTTATTACATCTATGGGCATCTTTGGATTTTTATCTAGAGCGCACTTAGAACATACAATCACGATTGGTGGAGACAATGCCCTTAGAGTTTCACAGTTGGAGAGACAAATTGCAAATGAACAAAGAACTATCACCGATGGAGAAACTGTTCTTGCACAACTCGACCAAACAGTACAAACACTCATCAACTATGACCGAATCAGGGGAGATGATGGCGCACTCGCAGTTAGACAAAGCCAAGCAGAAGAACGAGCCATCATTAATAATCAGATACAAACCAGCCTTCAATCTATTGAGAGAATACAGCAGGAATTATTTCCTCTACAAAAGGAAAAACTTGATATTGAACTTGAAGTAGGACCTATCAAGTACATCGCCGAAATGATTTACGGAGAGACTGGTCAGGATGTAATTGACAAAGCAGTTCGCCTCATTATTATTATGCTTATCTTTGTGTTCGACCCTTTAGCTATTTTACTTGTGATTGCGGCTAATATGAGTTTGCGTGAACGTAATGGAGAAACTATTTCCTTTATGTCTTTGGATGAATCCTCAGCAGATGTTGAAAAAGATGAACTGATTACACCCACAGATGATACTGAAATAGATAAAGAAACAAAAGATATTTTAGATAAAGCTATATCGGGGGTAACTATAAACCCTTCTGATAGAGCAAAATTAAAAGACCTTAAGTGGTTAATAGACAGTAAGAGGAAATAATATTATGACAATGCCTAGTGATTTTGGAAAAAGTGGCAATGCACTTCTACTCGGGTGTGGCTCAAAACTTGGATTAGAAATTTTAAAACTTCAAGTAGAGGAATATAATCATATCGATTTGATTACCAGTTCCAATGTTGAAATGGATAAGGTTAATACAATCAAAGTTGATTGGGATAACCTCAGTGAGGCTGATGTTCGAAATATTATTGCCGAACATTTAGTAGGCAAAAAGTATGATTTTATATGGTTCAATCAAAGCAATTTTCAAATCCCCAATAATGGCGCATTTTATGAATACATTCAACCCATAGATAATTGGGTGCATGGTCACTGGATTAACTGTATTTTACCTTATTTCTTGATTAGAGAATTAGATGAATGTCTAACAGAAACAACAAAAATTGGGTGGACTCTATCATCAGGCATACAGCCGGCGGCAGATGCTACACACAGCCTAGGGGGTTATAACTCATGCAAGGTAACGAACTACAACATTATGAGAGCTTTTGCTAAAGTACATCGTAGTTTATTCTTCGGTATAAACCCAGTTAGTTTGACCGAGGAAAGTTATGAATTGGATGCGTACTTAATGGATTTACTATTTAAAAAAATGGATAGAGAATTTCAAGGTGTTGTAGCAAACAAAGGCGGTGATATCTGGATACAACCAATTAGAAATAGTTAATTGGTCAGATATAACATTGACTTTTTATTTTTATTGCTGTATATTAAATTATTGTTTTAATTTTTAAGGAATATATAATGACTTTAAACCGTGACGAAATGATTAAACACCTCACACAGGGTGAAGTGACAATTGAGTTTACTAAGATTGATGGCTCTAATCGTGTAATGAAAGCTACACTTCAGGAGAATGTCGTACCTGTTACTACTGGTGCTAGTCGTGCTAAAGATACAAACCTAGTTGTATTTGACACAGAAAAAAATGCATGGCGCACAGTAGTTATTGACCGAATCGTTAAATTTAGTGCTTGACATTTGATACAAACTTCTATAATATATAAAGTATTATAGAAGGAGTCCTTTAATGGCACGAAAGAAAACAGTTAATCTAACGCCTCGCAAAAAGATTCGTAAGCCTCGAAAGCCTATGAGTGAGGAACAAAAGAAACAAGCAGTCGAACGTTTGGCAAAAGCAAGAGCCAAACGGGCGGCGGCTAATCCCCCTACTTACAAAAATATTGCACCCTCTGTAGTTGCTCTACCTGATGATGCACCTTTGTCTCTTGTTACAGTTCGTAAATGGATTAAATATAATCGTGAACTACTTGCAGAAGAACGTAAGTCAGTTCGACAGGGTATTAAAGGCGCTGAAGCAAAAGTTAAAAGCACTGAAGGTTATATTCGCAATATGGAACGGTACTTGCGGGATGGTGATTGGTGTGATGACTTCACAGGTGAAAACCAAGATACTAAAGTTAAGTGGACATGTACTGTTATGGCATACTATGATGATGGTACACCTAAAAGAACAAAAGGCGTCTACTATCCTGACTTGGGTTATCGATGGGGTGAACAGCCTAAAGAAAAAGGTCTAGAGGGGTTGTTCGAATGATAGTCATCGATTTTAATCAAACCGCAATCAGTTCCTTTATGGCTGAAGCTCGTGGTCGTACAGACGTTGAAGTTAATGTGCCTTTGTTGCGTCATATGATTATTAACGCTATCAGGGGATACAAGACACGATTTGGTGAGGAGTTTGGTGAAGTTGTCATAGCATGTGACAACCGACACTATTGGCGCCGTGGAGTCTTTCCTTACTATAAGGCTTCTCGTAAGAAGTCACGAGACTCTAGTGGGTATGACTGGAATTCTATCTTTGAAGCACTTAATGCTATCCGCAGTGAGTTAGATGAATTCTTTCCCTATCCTGTTATTGATATTGATGGTGCTGAGGCTGATGATGTGATTGGCACGTTGGCAGAGTACAGCCAGAATATGGTTAAACCAGGTACACTATTTGATGATACCGAACCTTTCTTAGTTATCTCAGGTGACCATGACTTTCAACAATTACAGAAGTTTCCTAATGTAAAACAGTTTTCACCTATTAAGAAAAAGTTTGTAAAGATTGATTGTACTCCCCATGAGATTTTAATGGAACATATTATTTCAGGTGATAAGGGTGATGGTGTACCTAATATTCTTAGTGCTGATGATACATTTATTGTTGAAGGTAAACGTCAGAAACCTATTCGTAAAAATTTACTCGCTGAGTGGAAGAAACAAAAGCCAGAAGATTTTGTAAATGGTGAGATGGCCGCTGGATATATTAGAAACAAACAATTAGTAGATTTATCAATGACACCTCAAGACATTAAAGATGCCATTATAAATAGTTATGAGAAACAGCAAGGGCAAGACAAATCGCAATTGCTAAATTATTTTATTAAGTATCGTATGAAAAATATGATGGAAGTTATTGGAGACTTTTAGTATGAAGTTTAG